TAATAAAATTGTGACTACATAAAACCCTGGCTATGCCAGGTAAAATTTTCATCATCAAAAAATAATACGGCATAGCTCAGGGACAAAAATACTGCCCCCCATCTCAGCCACCGAGATGTGGATTTTGTTTTTCCTGCTGGAGAATCGTATAACTCCACATTTTCTGTTACGGGGTGTCTGTCCCCGCGAGCCCAACATCTATGAACTAGATGCTGGCTCTGATTCCTGTGGCACTCGCCAGGCCACAGGAGCGCCGGTAAAGAATCCAAGATTATAATCTTCACCAACAGATACGAAACAATGGATTGCTGGTGCATCCACTGTTAGTGCCTCCCAAATGGTAGACATCTGGTGATAAGTTTGAAAACCCGCTCCAGGCCCCGTTAGATTCGCTGCCTTAGCAGGAAAGAATCGAACATTGGCATAAAATGGAATTTCAGCTTCAATCACCGGATTCTGTCTGGTACTCGTAACTACAGCACCATCCCAAGTATGGGGTATTAGAACTTCATTCTGTCGCACGCGATCAAATTGACTTCCACTACCCTGTGTAATCATGGTGGTCTCCTGCTGATCATAAAACCCTCCAGGTGATGCTTCACGACGAACCATCATAAGGGAGGTTTCTTCATTATTGCCACCAGCCCGAAAATACTTCCATCGTAAACCACCACGTCTGCAAGTAAATGCAGGTGTAATGTAGTTTAACAGCGTCATCTTGCAATAATTATAAGGTGTAGCTGCAAACGGAACAATTGTTTCATGAACGGCCCCAGGTGCATATCCCCGATAATACGGAAAATTGCTATTACGTAAAGTTAATAGCGTAGGGGAAATGATAGCACCAGCCGGGGAAACTGCCGAATGATAGTTGTACCGTTTCAAACATTGACGAAATGATGTCACTGGGTCTCCATAATACACACATATTGTATGATCCTGATCTGACAATGGCGTTGCCATCGTGTGTGATGGTTCTTCTTTCATAGGTTCATCCTCACGCTTCGTAAGATCCGCATCAGGTTGATTCATTGGTTGACTTGAAACTTCAGCCATTTGAGGAGAGAAAATCTCTCCCATCTGAGGTTGAAACCAAACCAAATCCTGGATATTCCTAGAGTCAGGATCGAACACCTCAAAATCAGATCCGACAGACACAAATACATTCACTTCAATGTCATTGTTGACAATGGAATTGGGTACGGTCAAATCGTTCACCACATAAACTGAAATGATACCATTCGCATTATTACCAGGATCAGCACCAAGAGCTGTGGTAGAATATGGTATAGTATCTTGAATTGGATTGCGGTGGTTAATTAAACTCTTCTCATGACCCCAACCAATCTCAACGGTAAAATCTCTCTCCTTTGCAAGATCGATAATATACGTATAATTTGTGTTATATTCATTAGTAAGTGGATATGATGGATCATAAGTAATCTTTAAACGTCCCTTATGGAAAGAAGACGCAACAATTTGAAAACGAAATTTCATCGAACCCCGCCATCTACGAAACGGTAAAGTTGCAAAGCAACATGCAGGCATATGGAGCTCGTTAGATCGCTCATTCCACAAAACAGGTGAAACTTCTGAATTCCACAAAAGTGTCTCTGCAGGATCTGCTACAGCCCACCCAAACTGCGTTAAGAAAGATTCTCGTTGTGCAATGGACTTGATTGTCATCTCATCCGTTGAACCGAGACCCATCACACGCGGATCGACAGTAAGCTCTTGTTTGACATCCAAAGTTAATTTCTGTGACGTGTCAGGAACATTGGTATTAGCCATGTTTCCCAACAACGTTGGCTTATACGGTGTAATATCCGCAAGCTCTATTGGTCTCGAATACCCAAACATTGAAGCAATACCTGATACAGCATTCGCTGCCATTGCCGTGGCACGCGCATACATTCCTATACCAGGTATATTACTTAAAGCGCCAGCAGCCTTAGCAACAATACCGGCTGGGCGCGATACTGGACCCGTACCATATTCATCCTTTACTTGAGGATCAAAAATCTCTCCCATCTGTGGCGATAGAGCACCTGGCTCATTTGCCGTAGGAATACAAAGAGAGACTTCTTCTGCCCAAGCAAAAACAGAGACAATCACCTGATCTGTTGCTCCATTGGCATGCTTCAAATTCTGCATACCATGAATGATAATATCACCCATTTCCCTCCATTCCTGATTTGGAATGCGCAATGCATTCTCATACCAAACAAACGGAAGAGTTAAAGTTCCACCTTGACTGGTGGTAGGATCCAAATATACATGTGGACGCTGACTGGCAGCTACAACATCTTCAATGAAAAAGCTACGATCCTTTGTGAAAGCATCCAAATTGTGTAAAGGTATATATGAAGCAATTGCTCGCCCATAATGAAACCCATTACCATTAAGAACAATGCGAACTTTCAGTTTGCAACGCAGAAGATTAAAATTCGTGATACGATTCAACACCCTGGTATTTTCAAAGAAATCTTGCCAGGGATTAAATTTCTCAAACAAATTCATACCCGTTGCCCAACTGTAAGACCGAATTTTAACCGGACGGGAAAAGAAATTCCCTAAGCTAGCATCGTCTGTATCAGCTATATTAAATGTGGGATCTGGCATACTGTCCACTGTATAATCCCACTGAGGAGTCTGATCACTAAAATGTATATTCTGGTGCTGAGACTCCAAATTTTCCTCGTTTACTGTTATATTAAATTTATTTATATTTTTATTCATATTAGCAAGTCATTATTAACGAATATGTGGAAGACTCAATCCACAAATCGTGTGTCAATCTTGCGTATGGCGAATACTCCCCTAAATAGGGGTACTTTACGGGGAAAGTGCCTCTCTCTGCAAGCCTATGCTCTGTCCTATGATTGACTAGTTGGACAAGCATGGTCATCCAATACAGAGAACCTCCTTTTGGTTATATATAAATTAGACATGGTAGGTTACGCCTAGAGGGATGCTTTTAAATGTCGTCCCAAGACTGTGCCGCTGCCTAAACATAGCGTTTCTTCCAGGTTGCTAGCCTGTCATCATAACTTTCATGAATGACGGTACAACCATGTATAATATCCGCTCGTTTGGCTACCTCTATCATTTGTTTGCGGCGTTGCTCATAGACTTCACGTCCATGTGAAAACCATTCACGAAGAGCACCATCAATATTCTGCATTGACTGTTGTTCTTTCGTAAGTGCTTTAGATTTCAATGTGGCATGCAAACTCTTAAAAATCGAATCTTCATCGAGTGCTCCCATAATCAACCCAGTGTCTTCACAATAAATGTTCTTTCTCTTAAGCAGATCTGCATCCGTATCTTTCATATACGGTGTTGGCTCAGACTCCTTGTCTGGCATAGTAAACTTCATATCATGATCTTCCAAGAAATTTGCTACTGAAATGTGGTTAAATTCATTAAAATTCTCATGAACTGAACTTTTTGCATCATCTCCATATGTAATTAGTGCACAAACTTCCTGAAAAATCGGAAGATCCTCACGATCTTTATAGATCTCAAAATATGCACAACGAAACAACAAAGCGTTCACAATGGAATTGATATAAACAGTCAAATTTTGTCCCGATGGATTAGATCCAAAATGTTGAATTAAATCACCATTATAAGCCATTAATGGATAGCAAATATCTGTAGCAATACCCTCCATGATAATCAAATCACAATCGGTATATCCACAATGCTTACCAATATCCATCATAACACGGAACGCAGAAAACATC